AACATTTATAACGCTGCTTATTTTCACAAACTCACAACACTAAAATTCAATTTTCGAAAAAAACCTATTACCAGGTAAAACCACATTTAAAAATTGACAAAAAGTGGTTATTTTTGGATATACAAAAAGTGTATAATTTTTACATATATATATATGCCATATGGTACTCTTTGTATATCCAAATATAATACTTTTTTATTATATATCAAATAATACAACTAAATAAATAAAAATAATTACATATCATAAAGTATTAATAATAAGCTATTTATATAATAATGTAATATAATGTAATAAAATAAATACAATACAGATAAACACTATAAAAACACTAATTTACTGAATATCAATTATATAGCTATAAATAACTGATAATCAATAACATACTGTAATATGCTGTATATCAATTAGTTATAGACTAATAATACAATTGAATAAATATACATATTAATGTATAAATATACAGTAATTGAATTATAAACAATGTATATTGTATATAAATATATTAAAGGTTGATAATCAATGTATTAGATGTTGCAATGTATGTAAAGGCTTGTAAAGGCTTGTAAAGGGGTTATAAATGTGTGTAAATGTGTGTGTAAATATATGTGTAAAGGCTTGATAATCAATTAGTTATGAATTATAAGCAAGGTACATTGCTTATAATTATTAATGAATGTTAAATATATCGATAATTGTATTATTGTTATAATACAACTAATACTATAAATACAGTTAAGTAACTGAATATCAATCAGTTAGTTACCCCCTTTCTTGTTTTTTGTATCCAGAGGTGGTCTGTCCCATAAAAATTTTCCCCATATTTTTTCCAATTTATTGATTAATCCCCCACTTTATTAATTTCCAAGACTGCATATTTATGCATTATTTAAGATTTTGCCATCTATTTCGCTTACAATTATTCTGTAATTTTATGCGTGTTGTATTTTGCGAAATTTTGGTTGATTTACTGATTTTCGGTAGATTTTGTGTGATTGTGTGATTTCCATTACACATCTATCACACATTTTTCTATCTGATTTACAATAAGTTGCGAAATTTTGTGTGATTGCATTTTGCTTTTATCACACACTTATCACACAGATAACATATTGAATAATAAGCACTTGCAATGAATTGTGTAATGAGTGTAATGGATTTTCGAATCCATTGTATAGAGAATATATTTTTATTGTGTGATATGTGTAGTATGTTGTCATATCCTAGTGACGAAGAAATTCTTAATAAACATTAATATCGTATATATAATAAGAATTATCGTATATCTTTGTGTTTCCAATAACCGACTACGCTACGATAACCCTTTGGTTTATCTTCGCAGGGGGTTTTGGGGTTTTTTTGAGTTCTCTATAGCATGGGTTTGATTTTTCATTACACCCATTACACATTTGCTTGTAACGCTTTGGAGTTCAGATATTTACGTGTGTGATAACTGTGTGATTTAACTTTTGGGCTATCACACAAAGTTTTGTAACAGTTTAATAATCAGATTATTATGAGTGTGATTGAATTTATAATTCGGTTGGTTTTGTCGCCTTTTTTTGCTATTGGGCAGTTGGCAGGCGCTGTTTTGTGGGTTTTAGTAGGTTGGGTTCGGTTTGTGGCTTTTGGTGGTGAGTTTATTTGGTATAAGAATCCGAATGAGCGCAAGACGATTGCTGATGTGTTTGACCAACTGGAGGATTTGAACAATGAGTGAGTTTACTGTGGAGTATTCTCCGACACATACAACGGTTTATTTCGAAGCTGAGTTTGAAGGTAAGAAACGGATTTTTGTGCGTAGTTATTTGGGTCGGGTTCGAATTATTTCAGTTATTGGTAGCGATGTCTAAATCGAAAGATAAGAGTAACGAATCTGCGGTGAAGTTTTGCCGGGAATGTAAGCATGGAGTTTTTGAAAGGGATTTCATGTATCGGTGTAAGTTAAGTGGTTTATTGAATCATAGTCCTAAGTGTAATTTATTTAAAAAAAAATAATCATGGAGATTGAAGGAAAAATTATTGCTATCCTACCGGAAGTAACCGGCCAAGGAAAAAATGGAATGTGGCGTTCCAGAGATGCGGTATTGGAAACTGATGGACAGTATCCTAAGAAAGTGTGTTTTAACTTGTTTGGTGATTTTATTGATAAGTGGCCTATCGCGATTGATAATCATGTAAAGGTGCATTTCGATATTGAATCGAGAGAGTATAATGGTCGTTGGTTTACTGGCATTAAGGCATGGAAAGTTGAAGTGCAAGGCGGGCAGCAGGTGGTGGCTCCCGTAGCGGCTGGTGTGGATATATTTACTGGTGAGATTACTAATGCTGCACAAGTGGCTCCGGCGGCTGGTGGTGACGATTTACCTTTTAATTAAGGGTTTTCTGTAATCCTGTAAAAATAAAACAGATAGAAAAATTATGAGTAAGAATGAAATTTTAAAACAACTTAGAATTGATGTCCTTAGTGGTGGAACTGTATTTATACAGAATAGTCACTTTCATTTTAGTTATACGCCAATGATAGGTGAAAATGCTAATGGTAGATGGATTGGTGGGCTTCAATGTAATTATTTGGAAGATTCTCCAGATTATTTATGTTTACAGAGGTGGTTAATTGGAATAGCAGAAGGTGTTTTATCGACAATTAAAAAGTTGTAATTATATGGATATTAAGATTAAGAGATTATGTGAAGAGGCTGTTATGCCTTTTTATGCTACGGAAGGCTCCGCTGGCTTTGATTTAACAGCTATTCGTAAAGAGCACATTGATGGTGCTATGGCTCGATTTTACTTTGGTTTAGCTTTTCAGATTCCAAAAGGATATGTTGGGTTGATTTTCCCAAGAAGCTCAATTGTAAACACTTGTCATAGGCTTGGAAATGCTGTAGGGGTTATCGACAGTGATTATATTGGCGAAGTTTCGGCCACTTTTGATTATGTATTTAATGGTCGCAAATATAAGGTTGGTGAACGTGTATGTCAAATGGTAATAGTGCCGTTTGAAAATTGTAACATCGTAGAAGTAAATGAACTTGAAGAAACAGAGAGAGGTATCGGAGGCCATGGTTCAACAGGTCGATAAGCAAATGACAATTGATTATTTTGAGTTTACAATTCTTGTAGAAGCGAGTTGGCATGTAAGTACCATACTTCGACATAGTGTTATTGTGAAAGCTATGGATACATGGTATCATGCATTAAGCAAGAATGATAGGCAGCGAGCTTTTGAGTTGTTTAGTCGGATAGTTGAAGTTAAAGAGGAAATTCACCATAGGTTTATGGCTCGATTCAACCCAGAGTTACAATTCAGAGTTTCTCTATCGAATGGAACTATGGAAGATGTAGTTGATTGCTACCTTTATGAAGGAGAGTATTGGACTTCGAGCTTTCAATGTTGCGAAGGCGAGTATATTCAGAATGTAGAAAAGATTTAATAATAAGGTGGGGGCGCAATGGCTTAGGAAGCCTTTGAAAAGATTAATATGAGTGATTACAATTAACCAAGCTCCCACCTTTAACAAAAACATTATGCCAATAACACCTGCTGATTTTTGCACAGAAGATAAAGGGAAATATACCATTAACAAAGTTATGCTTGAAAGGTATGTTACCCAACAAGGATTCCGATGCATGTATGAGGATATGAACCAAAAGGATATTCGCGTTGTGAGGATCGTGAATAAGCGCGTTCAGAAAAGCAGCACTAACATTATGTACCGATATGTAGTCAAGAAGTTGGAAAATGGCTATGAGAAATGGCTTGAACCTCTTAAAAACTACACATCGTTCCTGTTTGCGGCCACTATTATCCAAATGGTGCGTATCGAACCATCGTTACTTCGCGATACCGCTACAGAGAGCTATGTGCCTTTTGAGAATGGTGTTATTTGTATTGATAAGTCCAGAATTGTTCTGAAATCTTATGAAGAGGTGCTTACCGGGGAAACTTGCATTATGAGTGACCGAATTATACCAAGAAGTATTGATCTATCGAAAACAGATTTCCGTGCCGGACATTGGTACAAGTTCTGCGAGCGAGCTGTTGGTGTTGCAGGTATTCCATACCTTATGCGCGCTATCGGATATATGCTGCATAACTATAAGGACAAGTCGAACGCTAAGATGGTAATGTTTTCGGACACCGGCTTTTTGGAAAATAATAATGCCATGGGTGGAAGTGGAAAATCTATCATCGCCTATGATAGTTTGAAGCAAATACGAAATGTGCATTGGGAAGATGGTAAGGAATTTGACCCGAAAGGGAAATTCAAGTTTCAAGGAATTACTGCCGAGCACGATATTATCTGTATTGACGATATTCCAAAGGATTTTAAACAAGAAGTTATTTACAACAAGGTTACAGGTAACTTTAGCTCTGAGGAAAAATTTAAGTCGCGCCAGACTTTCTCATTTGATAATTCTTTCAAGACTATCATTACCGGAAACTATGGACTTGTCATTACCGGCGGCTCAGATTCGCGTAGGACTTGCATGATAGGATTTACGAGCCATTATTCAGAGAACCATCAACCTATGCATGAATTTAAGCGTAGGTTTTTCAGTGAGTGGACTGGTGAGTATGCAGTGCAGTATCAATACTTCTACCATTTTATGTTTGAATGTATAAGAATGTATTTGAGCGAAGGAATTGATAGCTATAGATTTGACGACATTGTAATGAAGGGCATCTACAACAATATTCCGCGAAACAAGATAAATAAGGTGGATGCTTATGTTGAAATGGTTGTTGGTGAGGCCAACTGCATGAAGATGACAGACTGGGAAGATATTACCGGAATACCAAGGGAATCCTTTAAGAGTTTTATGGCTAACAGAGGTTATGTGATTAAAGAAACAAGAATGAAAACCGAGCGCAATCCTGCTAGGAGCCAACGCTATTATTTTGACGTAGAATGAGAACTTATATATCGGGTAAGATTACGGATCTTCCATTGCATGTGAGCAAAGCTAATTTTCTGCAGGCAGAGATACTATTAATGCAGTTGCATGATATTTCGCCAAATGATATGGTTAATCCAATGACTATACCACCTTTATTTGGTATTAAAAATTGGTATTGCTATATGATTTCCGATTTATTTGTAATGATATTTTTCTGCCGGCAAATTGCATTGCAGCCAAACTGGAGAGAAAGTCGTGGAGCGCGAATTGAAAAATGGATTGCTGATTTTTTAATGTTTAAAATTATAGAGTTATGATAAACGAATTTGGATTACCACCGAGCGAAACTTTTAAGCCGCGAACTATATCGAACTTCGATTTAGGTATCCCGGAATATACTGTTAGAAAAAAGCCCAAGAAAAAGACTGTTATTTACAAGAAGCCCGAATCTGTTATAAGGTTCGAGATTCAGCATCAAGCTTGGATGTATAGGAATAGTAAGAGTAGTCAATCTACATGGGTCTATGATAAATTTACCGACAATTCAGCTAATGGACTAACTAAAATGATTATCGAATGGATGCGTATCAATGGCTACATGGGTGCTCGCGTAAATACAGGTGGTACTTGGGATAATCACAGAAAAATGTATATACGTTCCGGTTCCACTAAAGGAGCTGCTGATATTAGTGCTATAGTGAACGGTAAGGCAATTGAAATAGAAATAAAATTTGGCAAGGATAAATTGCGCCCGGCACAGATTGAATACCAGAAATCGGTAGAAGCTGCCGGTGGAGTGTATTTCGTAGCAAAGAGTTTCGATGGATTTTTGAGTGAAATATCTAAGCATATATGAAAATACATCAATTCGACCCAGAAATATATCCGTTTAAGATATGGATTTGCATTTCCAATAGTTCTGCATAGCCTGATAGTAACTTTTTTGATGCAAGAACCGGTAAGGAATTTGACAGTGTAGAGGTTGATATGTTTGAAGCGTATTCGGTTTATGTAAGGCACAAGGAAAGCAGATTGCTTGGAGCTCTGATTGTATTTAAGAGTAAAAAGAATATGACTGCTAAAAATATGGCTCACGAAGCATGTCACGCTACTAAATTTCTATTTGAACATATAGGTGCAAGTATGGAAACACACGAACCTTTTGAATACGCTCTTGGGTGGATTGTGGATAAAATAGTAGAGGTTAAAAACTTTAAATTGTTAAATATATTTAAAATGCGATAAGATATAACGCATATACGATAAATAGATATTACATTTGTTGTGCGATACGGCTGGAGACCTATTGCAAAATAGGATGCCGTATTTAGAATATTAAGCCCTTTAAGTGTTTCCAGCCCACTTGAAGGGCTTTTTTGCATCTGTACTTAGTGCCTTTTCATTCCTGCTTTCGGCACATAATAAATATCAAAAGCGGCTACAGTGGTAGCAAATGAGTTATTGCAAACGTTATCTACAATTCCCGCACTGTTTCAGCATAACAACGGGGACTTCAAGTGAAAAAAAACTGATAGCGAACGAGAAAAGAAGTATTACGAGTTAATACAGGAAGGGCGTAAGTGTTGCAATTAGCTTTGTTTTAAGCAAAAAAGGAGGTCATTTCGATCATAGATGCTTATTTCTATCTTTTCAAAGCCAAGCACTTGAAGGGATAGATGCTTTATTTGTCTGAATTAATCAAAAAATAAAAATTTTGTCAGAAACATATCGCATTTACAATAAAAAGTTATTATATTTGCATAATTAAAATATCGCGAGATAGAGCAGTTGGTGGCTTGCTTGGTTCATACCCAAGAGGTCGCTGGTTCAAGTCCGGCTCTCGCAACACTATACAATCGAGAAGAGAGATTCTCATGTTGAGATTTTAATTGATGAATTTCTACCAGAATAAAGGGTGTACGAAGATTGAACTACGAATGAAAGGTCAGTCGTAATATAGTAGTGAAGAAGGTTAAGATTGAGTGACGAATCGAGAAAAAAGCTAAGAGTGGGTGATACTGCTCTTAGCTACAAGTTTTTTTTCATGTTTTTTTTAGGTGTAAAGTATTGTTAATTAATTATTTAATTGTTATTGATTTTCTATAAAATGAGCCGCTTGTGAAAGTAGCTCATTTTAGCCAAACTTAAATCCATTAATATGTTTACAATTCAATTATTTGTATTTTGGATATGTATTGTTTTCGTTCCTGTTTTATGGTTGCCGTTCGAAGTATGTAGTTATGCTGCTAATAAGTGTAGTATAATTAAAGAGATAATTCTAAGAACATTACAACTTGCAAGTACTTTCGGTTAGTTAGACCGCAGCCATACTACATTACATACATTATAAAAAAACCAGTCCACATCGAGGCTGGTTTTTTTGTGCTGTTAAATTATCGTAAATGCAATAAATAGTTATTGTATTTACGATAAATAGATTGTACATTTGCACTTGTATTAAAAATCCGAGTAGTGCCGGAGAAAACAAATTTAAAAATCCCTCTCATTTNGTTCGGAGCACTACCCGGCTATTTGAGGGGGATTCCTCTTTTAGAAAGCGTATGAGGATATTGATTGCTTGTGAAGAATCCCAAATAGTTACGGCTGAGTTTAGAAAACTTGGATTTTATAATACATTTTCATGTGATTTGCTTCCAACATCAGGATTACACCCCGAATGGCATTTGCAACAAGATGTAACCGAACTATTAAAACAAAAGTGGGATTTAATTATTGCTTTTCCACCTTGCACTTACTTAACCGCAGCCGGGAATAGATGGTTTAATATTGAAAGATATGGCGAACAAGCAATTAAAAGGCATAAAGACCGAGAATTTGCAATTAAGTTTTTTAAAATGTTTGCTGAATGTGATTGTGAAAAAGTAGCAATTGAAAACCCAGTTGGAATAATGAGTAGTGAATGGAGAAAACCTGACCAAATTATAAACCCCTATGAGTTTGGCGATGCCTTTGAAAAAAAGACTTGCATTTGGTTAAAAGGATTACCTAAACTACAACCGACAAGCATAGTCGAACCGCCAAAAAGAACTGAATTTAAAAGCGGTAAAAGTATGCCAACTTGGTACGCTGATGCCTGGAAGCTACCGAAAGAAGAAAGAGCTAAATTAAGGTCAAAAACCTTTGAAGGAATTGCACAAGCTATGGCAAAACAATGGACTTCAAATGAAAAGTTTCAGCAAAACGTACAATACGAATTAGATTTAACAATATAAACAATCACTACATGCAAGTAATCAAACAACTCCGAACAAAGAGCAATAATGCTCACAGAACTATAACGCTACTTAAAAACGATTATGGTGATTACGTTTTCTGCCTATCTACAGAAAGGCTTATTGACAGAAAAAGGCGAGAGATTGCAAGGTATAAGATATTCTATACTGTAGAAACGTTTTACACAATGCTTCACCTTATGAATTTATTTACCGACAACGATATTCGTAAATTATTCCCAGAGCCAATAATCAAAGAAACGGTTTATCAATTTAAAAATACGGAGATTTATGAAAACAACAGATAAACCACTTTTCAGCAACGGTACTGAATTTACATCATGGACATTTAGGAATTGTGATAATTGCGTAAAACAATCACACTACAATGAAAAGAACGACACCTACTCGCAATTTCGCTGCTCTATTGATAGGGATATATCTATGCAGCAAGTCGGATTGAATGAGGTGAATTTGAAAAGCTGGGAAACTACACAACTTAAAGATTGTCCGTATATTCAGACAGTTAGAAAAGTGACTAAAAAACGAGTGATAAAAATCAACTAATAATGGAGTTATGACAGACAAAGATTGGACGGGTAATCAAAATAGCATTTACAAAACATTAGGAGCTTCAAATCATACGGGAAAAGACCGTGAAGAAAATGATTTTTATGCTACAGAACCAAAAGCGATAGATTTATTGTTAGAGGTTGAAAGTTTCGACACGCATATATTGGAGCCTGCATGTGGTGAAGGTCATTTATCTAAGCGGTTATTAAAGCATGGGCATGTAGTAGAAAGCTGCGATTTAATTGACAGAGGATTTGGATATAAGGCTGATTTTTTTAACTTTGAAAGTTTCCATGGTGATATTATAACAAATCCACCATATAAATTTGCTAAAGAGTTTATAGAACACTCACTTTCAATTATTAGAACCGGCAATAAGGTGGCAATGTTTCTTAAACTTCAATTTATGGAAGGTAAGGCGCGTAAAAAGTTATTTCAATCAAATCCACCTAAAACGATATATGTTTCAAGTAGTCGGCTGCTATGCGCTAAAAATGCAGATTTTGAAGGTATGATAAAAGGCGGTGGCTCGGCTGTTGCTTATGCTTGGTATGTATGGGAAAAAGGCTTTAGCGGTAAAACTACAATTGAATGGATAAATTAAATATATTATGACAAAAGAAATGCAACAATTGTACGATAGAATTTCGAAGTTAGAGAAATCTGCTATGGAATTATCGAGTGGTATATCGGTGGAGGATTCGCTTAATAAAGAGTTTGATATTCGTAGGAAAAACATACTGCTCGGAAAGGCTATTGGGTATGCGTATGTGCAAGTATTGATTGAGGAAATGGATAAAAAGGCTGCTAAATAACTAGCAGCCTTTTTTGTATGACTACATGATTACAACCTCTTTACAGCGACAACTACAATGAACCGGAGTTACAAACTCATTAGCCGGAAATATAACACCGATATTCATTTGACAAGCAGCGCACGTTTTGGCATCGTTAACAACGAGGATATATTTAAACAATCCATTTTTACCCCATGTCTTATTATTTGAAATAGCATATCCAGCCATTATCATATCGTGATTGAGGCGAAGTATTGATTTGTATGCCGATGTGATGCCGCCCACGCCAACCGCTAAAATGCCACTCGCCCTTACAGCTGAATAGCCTTCTGCATCAAGTATTTCAGAAACCGTATGAGGCGATTGGATATTCAGCATAAACCAATTAGTGATTTCGAGTTCAGATAGTTTTTTGACCATACCTACAGCCACGAAAGCCTCCAGCTCAAATTTAAGACGATTAGAATATACTGCCAATCGCTGCAAATAAGTTTTGCCATATCTTTCGGAATTAACCCAGCTATCAGAATCCCAATCCTCAATATCCAAATCCATAGACAGATTGAGCCTTCTCGAAATTGACTTTGTGTAACGAACGTTTTTTTTGATTATCGCTTCAATATCGCTTCTCATTTTAGCCAAAATCAAATTCACTTTTTGATTCATACCAAAGCGAAATTCCATGCCTTGTACTGACATGAGAAAAGCAACCGCAACTATATCGCGAACGGCTGTATTGATTCTATCCTTTACTTCTGCATCGGTTGTTTTTACATTATAATCAACGCGCTTTGCATATTCGTAAACCTTATTTTCTATTTCGAGTTTTGTCATATTTCTAAATCTATATCTGGTAAATCTTTGTATCTATCTTCGATAAATGTCTTATGTGGGCACTTGTCGCATATATCCGCTGGAAGATAATAATGAATGTATTTTTCTGTTTCGCTAAGCTCTATACTCTTATCTTTGAGTTTAGCATCCATAAGATCTGTTTGTTGTTTTACTATCTGTGCTAAAATTTGAGGATCTTTTGTTGTTTCCTTCAATATTTCAAGCTCGATATAGTTTTTTTCACGAATCTCTGATGGCGATAAACTAGCAATAGCTTCATACTCCTTGTTTTTTATAGCAGCAAACTCAGAGTGTTCTATATTTTTCATTCTACAGTACTCATCAAATCCGCTTTTAGCAAATTCAGCTCTGCGCGAATCAATATAGTTTGCATTTTCCGGTTTGGAGAAAAATATACTTGCGCCTGAATTGGCCGAAGCAATCTCGCTATAATCAGCACCGAGCGTTACGCGTCTGTACATATCGTGAGCCAAAACCATATTATTAGTGGTAACGAAAAGGTCACATGCTAACCTGCGAAACAAATCCACTTTATTGTCAGATAGCTTTGCAGCCTTAACGACACCTTTTTGAACCGTTTTGGTTTTATTTCTATCTATAATTGGTATTTTATCCATATTACTTTTTGTTATTATCAGGGTTATTATCTTTTACTGGTTGCGCCGGTGAACTTAATGACATTGCGGCTTCCTGTTTTGCCAACTCCTCAGCTTCTTTTTTAGCCTGCTCCTCCAACCGCTTCACTTCGTCATTGGCAGCATAAGGCATATTTTCAGCAATAGTTTGTGCGCTAAGTGAACCGTACTGTTTAGCTTGACCAAGACTTGTCATAACTGAACCATCGTCTTGTGGTGTGAACATTTTGATAAATACAGTGATATTCATTTTTGCAATATCATTTGCAATGGCAGGCATTTCAAACATAATACCATCTTTCACAATGCGATTTATCTTATCAATAATCGAATTAAATTCGTTAATTAACTGATGTGCAATACGTTCAGTAGGATAGAACATCATTTTCATAGAACCTGTAGGCATATCACCACTCGATTTTGATTTCGGGAAAACCATACCAAGTTTATTTGATATGACTTCGAGAGAGGTTTCCCACTCGAACTTAAACTGTGTAGAAATATCAGCACCCGATATTAATTTGAAATCACCGGTAGCATCTGTAATGACAATATCAGTGGTCCCAGCTGACATGGTTTGCACGTCATTTGGATTGTCGGTTTTTAAATGGTAGCGAGCTTTTGCCTTGGTTCTATTATCCTCTGAAAGTCGAGAATACATCACTTCGAGGTTGTGGATATTATTTTGCACCGGCGTCCAGAAAGCACCATCTTTTCTTTTGTAATAGACAATCGGTATTGTCTTAAATCCATGTAAACCGCTATCAATCACAACCCAACCTTTTTCAGTATTTTTGTGAGTAACCACACTTGTTTTGCTAACTATATCGCAATACTCTACAATGGTTACAGTTTCGTCAAGTAACGAATAGAACCGGCCAAAGTATTCAAGGTCGCCATATTTATCCTTCTTTTCGTAAATTTCTTCACCATCGAGATACGAAAGTACTTTCCATTTAAACTCCTTAGTAGTTGTATCGCGATAGAAAAGCACAGCACCATCTCCAACTGCTAAAATGCTTTTTATCAAATCATTTCGAAGTACATCAATGTTTTTAGTATCCCAAAACTCTTTGTATTGCGAAAGCGCTTCGAAGTTATTTTCACCGACTGTACTGTCTTTGAATTGTGTTTTGTTCCCTAAAAGGTGCGCTAAGATAATCTCCACGGATTCTTGTTGAAATGGTAGCGATATGCGATTTACATAATGCATACCAACCACTTTTTCTTTTCCATCCATTATTGGAATATCTGGATAAATAAGAGGGTTGAATATCTGATGTCCGCTTGGGAAGTACTCATCATAAAACTTTTGTTGAGTAAACTTTAGATTCGTAGCATCGTTGTAGCTATCCATTAAGTAGCTTGATTTTGGAGCCGGGAAAGACCAATACTTTGTCTGTTTAATTTGATTTGGTTTCATTGGATCATAATTTTATGAAGAATTTTTTTAAATTTGCTTTTGTGTTTACGCTCATAGGTACATATTTGAATTGACCTATATCCAATCCGAGCCGATAGATAAGCCCGAAAATAAAGTCAGCAGAGTGGCCTACGATTGATTTTGTTTCTTTTTTGTCGATACATTGAAGCACACCATCTTTATCAGACCGCCACCGAATAGCTTTGCGCTCGTGTAGTAAGTGGTTTTTGAGTGTTTTTCCATAGAACTCGCGCTGTAATAGTTCCGGCTCTATGCTTATTCCGCACTCGCCTGTATCGTTATAATTATTAAGCACCTCTAAGAATTTGCCAATTATTTCAGCCTTGGCATTGGCGTATATCTTAATCATTTTTTTGTCAACAACATTCACCTTACTTTTTTCAGATACGGCAGCATTTGAAACGAACTTAACAGCCTCATCGAAATAGCCAGAAAAAGCGTACCCAACACCAATGGCATCATAAATAAAATTTTGCTCTGGAATGCCTTCTTGATTTAAGTGCCGAACAGTCCACTCGTAAAGCGCCTTGGCTTTCAGTCCGCTTGTAGTGTAGATGTTTTTAATGTGCATACCATCCCAAATCCACAAGGTAGCCTTATCAGTTCCTTCGCCCGAAATATCCATAGAAGCATATTTGGTTCCGGTAGTGCGATATGCATTTTCGAAAAAGCGATACATGTCTGCCTCTGACACGCGCGAATCACCCATGTCTAACTTTTTCCAACACGCTCTTGCATAGCGGTTTTTCATTTCTGTAGAGCCTTTAAGTAGTTGTCCGAGATATTCTACACCACCACCACCGGACTTCATAATACGCTCATTCTCTGACATTTTACCTTCGAAAACAGAAATCGACATAATCACATCTAATGGTGAATTATGTTTAAGCATTTTCTTGTCGAGAAATGGAGCTATGTAATCCTTAGCTAATTCGTAAACCTCTTCGCGAGAATTTCCCCAAATAGCTTCCGAAATTGTATTACCATATTGAAAAAAGAAACGCTCTTTGCCATCGCGTTCCGGTATGTGAAAGCCTGTTTCCGGGTCGATATACCACTCTATTAGATTTGAAATCCAACTATCAGCATCAGCATTACAAGTGCCGAATATCTGTGTTTTGATTCCATAAGTAGTACGAAGGTTGGCAAATAGCGCGTTGAACTTTTCCTCTTCTATGTGGGTAATCTCATCAATAAATATATGTGCGTATTCTTTTCCTTGTATAGCCTCTTGAAATTCTTTGAGAGTTGGAGAATAATTCATAAACGAAGCTCTCGCCCCGGATTGAAATTTCCACACCATGTTTGCTTGCGATTCGAGATAAGTTCCGAATTGTGAGAATATGCCTTTCGAAGCATCGACTATACCACCGGCCCCACTCGCATCTTTAATTTCCTTACGCATATACACGCAACGATATTCCGGCAGTGATATATGTGGAAGTATTTTGGTTAAAATTAAGTGCGTTTTCCCATTTCCACGATTACCAGCATAGATGACAATTTTCGATTTGCACTGATATGCGTTTGTCTGCGAGCCATTATTTAGGTAACGGCTTGTTTTTCTATCCTTTATTTTCTGAAACTGAGCGTTTGTTAGCAGCATAAATTCATATTTAAAGCACAAAGATAGTGCATATACGATACATTTTACACTTAAATTTGCATATTTATAAAAAAAATACACATAAATGATGCATATTTATTGTATATACACTATCTTTGTATTTCAAAATGTATATTTATGCATTAAAGAACAGTGCATATAAATTATAATTGCAATAAAAGAACTTTATGAGCGAAGAGATTTGGAGGGATATTCCTAATTACGAGGGATACATAAAACCTAAATATAAATTTTTAGGAAGCTTTAAAAATGAGATAGATGCTGCTAATGCTTATCAAAAAGCAGCATTATCTATAAATTCAAAAACACAACTTATAGAAAAACTATAAATATTAATCAAATTCATAAGTCCTATGATAACAAAACAAAGCGTCATTGAAAAAATCAATGCAAATTTAGGTAGTAATAAGCAGGTTACTGACCGTACTATTGCCGAAACAGTAGAAGCACTATTTGTTAACGTAACAGAAGAAACAGATTTAGATTCATTTTCTATCATAGCTACAAGCGTTTGCAAGACTATGGGTGGTCAAATTTTAAATGAGGTGTCTACTAAGATTTCTGAATTTAAACTTGAAAATCCTAAGCCAAAAACCCCAGAGCAGATTGCAGCAGAAGCAGCCGCCGAAGCAGCAAAAGCAGGTGAACCGGAATGGTTTAAAGCCTACAGAGAAAGCTCTGAAAGTAAACTTACTGAACTACAAAAGAAACTTGAAAGTTCTGAAACTGCAAAAACCATTGCCCAGAAAAGGGATGAAATCTTTGGCAAAATGAAGGTTAAGTACACAGAAGAATTAATTAAAGTAGCTGCAAAGAATTTCGATTTTTCGAAAGACACTGCCGAAACTGAATTTGATGCTACGTGTGTGGAAATCGGAAGTATGCTGGGAGTTAAACCAATTACAGGCGAAGGACAAAAAACTAACCTTGAAGCAGCCGACTTTGCGAAACAAAAAGACGAGTTGATTGCCAAAGGTATTATCCCAAAAGATTAATTACTAATTCTAAAAAACAAAGACAATGAACACTTACAATTATGGCGTTTATGGTTCTGAGAGTAAATCATTTGGCGGTACTTTTCCGGTTTGGAAAAATATCGACAATGAAGGAATTGAGGATAACGGAGGTACTTTCAAAGTCGTTTCTGATTTTGCAGTAGAGTATCCAACCGGCACGATCATTCCAACCGGAACTCCGGTGAACCTTACTGGTGGAGTTTTAACAGTTCTACCTACTTACGAAGTTACTGACATCTATGCAGCTACGGTTGCAACAGTTGTGAAAGTAAAAGCAGCTGGAGTTGCTAAAGTTCCGGTTGCTGGCAATTTTATTATGTTGGCTCCTGCTACCGTGGCAACTACAGGTACAGCAATTGCCATTACCGCTGTGGCATTAGTATCTGGAAAATATGAATTAACTGTAGGTGCTGCCGCTTTCGGGTCGGGAGTTGCTTTGGCAGTTGGAGATATTCTCGTAGGTGCAACAGCAGCCGGTTCTGGAAAATCAATCTTAACTGTTCCAACTGGACTTTTAAGACGTGAAGTGTATATTGGAGCAGGTGCAACGGTAGCAACCGGTGCAAGTGTATTTCATGGAAATATCTTAGTTGACCGGATTCCTCCTATGCCAGCTTGTGTGAAAAATGTATTAACCATGATCAAATTTACCCCTGAATAACCATGAACGCAACAGGATTAAACTATCACGACTTGCTGCAGGCAGCAGGTGTGAACCAAGGAAGTTTTCAAGCTTTCATTGATGGATATTTTGCTAACAAATACAACACCGCCATGTGGGATGGTTTTGAATTTGACGTAGCTCCTATGTTGGATTATACCTATCAACAATTCCAAGCCGAATTGAAGCTGAATGTAATGGCTACTTACGTGAACCCGGATTCACCTGCAAAGATGAAATCTACCGAAGGGTTCTCTCAATTGAGTGGTACAATCCCGACTTTAAAATCGGCATTGGTACGCGATTCGAAAGAGCAACGCGAATTAATGAAAATGCAGATGGCAAGTGGCGACACTACCGTAAATCTTGCAATTTCTCAATTGTATCGCACCGTTGACCAACTCTTAGGTGAGCACTCTAACTCTATTTCTTACCAACGTAACCAAATGGTATCGAGAGGTAAATTGGAGTTATTGGATGCCAACAACCCCGGAGGTATCAAAAATATCACTTTCTCTGCACAGATTCCGGCTGCTAATATCGTGACTAAATCGGGAACCGCTAAATGGTGGACTGATTCTACTCGCGCAACAGAAGGAAGCGCAGCTGATCCGATTGCTGATATTGAAGCTGAAATCCAAAAAATGCAAGATGCCGGAGTTTCTGCCATCACCATTGAAATGGATAAATTGACTTTGAAAGCAACTTTAGGTCACACTAAAGTATTGGCTGCTATTGGTTATAACTTGAATCCGCTTGTAGCTGATGCTATTGTGGCTAAAGCAATTGCCAGCAACCTTAGCTACACTCAAAAAGTGGCTGCATTCCAAGGTTTATTCGAAGCTACTTTGAAAGTGACTGACCAGATTGCTGCAGTTGAAACGTTTGACAAAACTACCATGAAACCGGTATCTACACAAATGCGCTCTTTTGCTGCAAATGTGGTATCTCTTTATCCTTCTGGAAATATTGGTAAAATCAAACACGTATTGCCTATTTTACCAGCACAGGGATTCCAAGGTGCAACAGCTCGTTATTACAACGGTTCGCTGTTGATGCGTACTTACAGCGACATCAATACTAATGTTCAGTATTTTAATACAGAGCAAGCGTTATTGGCTGTAATCGACAAGCCAAAGTATTTCCATATTTTGAACGTACTCTAATTTAAGAAGCCATGACCATACAATTATATCTTCAAGGAAAATTTGAATATGAATTTTCAGATTTGAATTTTCAGAGTGTATTCGCAGGTCGTGGAATCGAGCCATCCAGTTCGCACACGGAGGTAAGTGAGAAAGATACAGATTTGGCATTGTCAGACTTGTATATGATACTTGCCAACGTGACGAATGGAGGTGGTAAAAGGATTACGAAAGGTAATAGAACTGTAACCGAGAAATCGTACTCATTTGGAATTACAGACCGAGTTAATTTCAGAAATGAAGCTAATAGGTTGCGATTGAAGTGGGGCGAAGAATCGCTAACGGTTACTAATGTGAAATTTGCCAATTTGTACGGACGATGAAAATTAATGATTACGACTACCCGGATATGTGTGTTATCTCTCGCTCTGCAGGAGATACAGATGTAAATGGTGACGAAATACTCACAGAATTGTATGCTGGAGCTTGCGAAATCCAATATGGAGGCAGCGGCAATACAACAATGAAAGTGAGCAATTATCAGTCAAGTCCGACATTATTTATTCCGACATGCAGTGTAGATTTTGAGATTAACGACAAAGTGGTTGTAACCAGCCTAAACGGTAGAATTTCGAAATATACGATTGGTCAATTTGAGAGTTTATCAGACTTTGAAGATACATGCATTTGGCTTAAAAGCGGTGTAGAGTGAGTAATTACGATGTAATAAAAGAGGGAGTTCGAAGATTCGGTGGAGCGACATCGAGCACGGTGGTTGTAAAGGATGTGATTGCTATAATTGAAGGTATTGCCAGAGATTTATTTGAACAGATAAATAGCTCGAATATCATACCGGTGGACACTGGAAACTTAAAGGATAGTACTGGAATTGCTGTTTACAGCGGTGATAGATTAATCCGATTAATTCCAAATCCAATAGCAACAGAGCCTCGCGTAAATATCGGACTTCGTGGATTTGAGAGAGGAGACTACTGGGGCAAAGATTTATTGCCAAAAGCAATAGAACATGCAGCCGGTAAATTTAAAGATGGAGGTTACTATTTGGTATTATTTTCGGCCATGCCTTACGCTGGTATAGTTGATAAGCACCAAAGTTATTTCTCGAACAGCATCGTAAATCGACTTAACACTATTGCGAAAGTTTCGACAAGTCATACAAACATAACATTTCAAAGAGTAAACAGATGAAACTATCAGATATTTCGCCACTATCAGCATTAAAAACGGTACTTGTATCAGCAGGTGTTGATTGTGTGATATACGAAGGTAGTAAGCCTACAAGTGGGTTACCAGATAGCTATATCGAACTAATTCAAAATGGATCGTTAAAGTCCGAAACTGAAAATGTGAGTATAGTAAATGGAGTTGCACTTATCTCTATAAACGTAAAATTGCTGTCAACAATGGCAGTTAACACTAAAAAGGAAACATTGATTTTAAAGAAGTTTGAGGACTTATTTTTCAATGGAAAAACCGCAACAAGTGGAAGCTACCGATTCAGTCTTGATAAGGATAATATGGTTTATAGTGGTCGTGGGCTTTCAGAAGGCTACTCTTCAAAAGTCATTAATTTGGTATTTAAAACGTTTTAAAAATAAATTATCATGCCAGCAAAACAAATTACAAAATTAGATGCCGTATCAACTATTTTTAGTGGCATCTCGGAGGTTGCAATTGCAACTACCGCCATCCCTGATTATGCGACAGCCACGATAGCTTCGTTTGATGGTTGGAAATCTCTCAATGATATTAAGTTGGATTCTACCAACTTTACAGGTGATGCCCCTACCGAAACATTGGTAAAAAATGAAAAGGGCGCTGTAGTGGTTTCAACAGCAGTTGCCGGAACCAACAAGTTCGAGTTTATTTGCTACAACACGTCAGCAGAAGCTCTACAAAAGCTGTTAGCAGCAACAGACAAAACTCCTACGTTTGGAGTTGATGATGTATTTGCAGTGAGTTCAACTGCTACCGGATTTGGAAACTCACTTCCAATTTTGGAATGCCCTATCATGGTGTTGAACGATGTTGCAAACCAAGCAATACTTTTCCCAAAAGCTAAAATTGTTTCGACAATGATTTTGGATAGCAAAGTTCTTGCAATCAAATGTACAGTTACAGCACAGGACATCTCAACTGCTACACTTTCTACCGTTATGGTTATCCGTGGCGAAGCCGATGTAAACGTATAAGAGATTCAATTTTCATAAAACCTAAAAAGGGCGGGCAATAACTGCTCGCCCTTTTTTAATAAAATACTATATGACCAACCAAGAAGAATTAATAAATCAGATAGCATCCATTTCGCATAGAATTGAAAAAGGGGCTAAAGTAGAAGTTCAGATATTAGGTAAAAAATACAAGCTATCTGATACCAAACGTAAAGTGCTCGATAATATAATCGACATACTTTACGATGTGAATTACTCGAAAGAGAAAAACCACAAAAAGCAATTACGTAAAATCAAAAATAGCGATGTGCGAATTGCTAGCTACCTAATGCTTAATGCATTATCGTATATCCCATTCGTACATGCAATCCATTGGAGATACCTACGAATGTTTAAAACTACCGAGGTTTTTAGCGGAATTATCGACACCGGATTAAATAACCCGGAACAGGCTTTTTTTTTGAAAGGCTCAATATCTGCAAGAAACCTGATGGCGAGCCGGATACAGATGATAAAAATGGATCAAAAATAGTTCCATCGCTTTTTCAGATGTCGCTCGACAATTCGCTAATGATGGAGATTTATCCCTACGGTGGTATTTGGGCTTATTTGAAGTTCCATTTTATTGATGGAATAACCAAACAGAGTGTAATGCTTCTCGATAAAACGAGAGTTGACTACGACACAAAAAAGAAGGAAGATGACAATAGGACAGCGAAAGAGCCGAAATCGGAAGAGGAATTTAAAAATACGTTGAAGCGGTTCGGATTAAACCCAACTGTATCGGTTGATGATAGAATTGAACAAATTAGAAACGAACTAAACAAAACATAACATTATGGCTAACAATGATTTACAATTAGAATACGGTGTAAAGTTCGATGTAAAGACCGGCGGTACTAATGCGACCGCAGAAATAAAAGCATTATCAGATAGTTGGCAAGCGCTGCTCGATAAACAGAAGTTAGTCATTAAAATGGGAGCCGAAGCTGAGAAGTACACAAGCAATGAGTTAAATGCAAACACATCCAATAAAAAGGTAGCTCAAAACGAAAAGGTTAATAGTACGCTGAAAGAAATGTCGGAGTATTATAAGGAGCTTGAAGCTAGGGCTAAAAACTTCTACAACGCTAATCAGTCGGATAAAAATGCCGCACTTGATGGTATGAAGAAAAGGCTTGAGCAGATAAAAAAGGAAATGTCCGATATTGAATATGATCTTATTGGAATTACCGAGAAGAAAAAACCAAGAGCTGAAACTACAATTCAATTAGGTTGGATTGAAGATTTAAAGAAGGAGGCTGTTTTAATACAAGCAGCTATGGATAAGCTGAATAACATTCAACTTGGCGGTGCTCCAGCTAACGTTCAAAAGCTAAATTCAGAGCTTACTACGACTAATTTCACGCTACTTCAAATGCGTGAGTACTACAAGCAAGTAGAGGCTGAAAATGCGAAACTTACAAAAAATGCGCTTTCGAAAACAAATACCAAAGATGTATTTGGCATGAAAGAAGGCAGCATTGAAGAGATTGAGAAAAAAATTCAAAGGCTAAATCAATCAATGCAGATTTTCAGCAATACCGCAAGTAAGGTTGGAATGAATGATGAAAAATTGAACGGTGCTTTCAGAACTGCAAATGAAGAATTGAATAGGCTTACTCAAAAGTTAGCAACACTTCGTTCAGGTTTCGGTAATCGTAGCCTTGATAGTTTACTGCAAATCAACCCAAAATCTATACAAGAGGCAAATGTATTGATGGCTGAATTGGCACGTAGGCGCGATGCATTAAATAGAACCGACCCCGGATATGCAAACTCGATAAGTGCTATAAATAAAAAGCAGGCAGAATTGTCAGCTGAAAATGCTCGTGCGCTTGGCATTAGTGAGCAAAAAACAAAAGCTATCAATAACGAAACCGCAGCATTTGATAAGCAAAGCACCGTTATTTCGAATTTGCGAAACATGGCAGCTACTTACATATCTCTCTATGAAGCTGGTCGATTAGTGAAAAGCATTGCAGAAGTTACCGGGCAATTTGAATTACAAGAAAAATCATTGGCAGCTATTATTCAAAGTGCCGATAAAGCAAATGAGATTTTCGGACAAGTTAAAAACTTGGCAGTTGTATCTCCATTTAAATTTGGCGACTTATTGAGTTATACAAAGCAATTGGCAGCATACCGAATTGAAACCGATACGCTTTACGATACCATGAAAAACTTAGCTGATGTTTCGGCTGGGCTTGGTGTGGATATGAGCCGCATTATTCTCGCTTATGGTCAGGTAAGTGCTGCATCTGTGTTGAGAGGTCAAGAACTTCGACAATTTACCGAGGCAGGTATTCCATTGGTGGCATTGTTGGCCGATAAATTTACAGAACTTGAAGGTCGTGTTGTAAGTACTGGTGAAGTGTTTGGTAAAATTTCGGAGCGCATGGTATCTTTCGAAATGGTGAAAGATATTTTTGCCGATATGTCGGGCGAAGGAGGCATGTTCTACAATATGCAAGGAATACAAGCTGAGACGCTGGCTGGTAAGATAAGCAACTTAACTGATGCTTATCAGATTATGTTTGCAGGTATTGGTAGTAGTGAACCAATGAATGGTATATTAAAAGGTTCTATTGATATGCTTACGGCTATGGCGAGGAACTGGAAGGAAATTGCTGCTGTAATCTTACCTGTAATAACTACAATTGGAGTATATAAGGCCAGTATGCTTGGATTGAATATGGTACAAAATGCGCAATTAGAATACTATGGATTAAGCCAAGCACTTGTAAATAAGCAAATTGCAGATAATGAGCGACAGATAGCTCTTGAAACACGGAAAATTGGCATTCAAAGTTCCGCATTGATGTATTCAAAATCGCTTGCGGCATCCGATGCTTTGACTTTATTTATGTCCGGGAAAAAAACCCAGTTAAATAATATGGAAATTGCATCGCTTACCATTAAAAATATGGTGTTGAAGGCTGGGAATGATGCTCAAAAATTAGCTAATTTACAACAAGAAATAAGTGTTGTTTTGCAAGGCCAAGGCATGAGTGCAACAATGGCAAATGCAGCAGCTCAAAAAATTTACACAGCTGCTGTAAACACATCAACTATAGCTACTAAAGGATTTTTTGCTGCAATGATGACTACAAATCCACTTGGATGGATTATTACATTAATATCGTTAATAACTACTCTTGCATTATCGTTTAGTATATTTAAAGATAAAGTAAACGCATTAGGAAAAGAGATTAAAAAAATTGGAGCCGATGGTGCGATAGAAGCTGCTAGATTAGAGAATAGATTCGAAGGTTTAGCAGATACTATCACATCGACTACAAGCACGGTCATAGAGCAAGATAACGCGCTTAAATCATTGAAAAATATTTACGGTGAAATACTTCCACAACAACTACTTACCGTTGAAGGCTTAAAAGCATTGAATGGTAATTATAAAGAGGTTACATCTACCATTAATGCTTACATAGAGGCGAAGACCAAAGAGAAAGCATTGGATGCCATCAATAAAAATGTAGACGATAAAATATCACCAAAACTTGAANAGCTTCAAAAGATATTGGAAAAGGCTGGAGTTAGTGCTACAGATGCAAGACAGGTATTGAAGATATTTTTAGCAGATGTCGAAAAAGATGGATTGAAAGGCTTAACTCCAATACAAAAATTAAGCGATGTGCTTAAATCCCTTGGGCTTAAAGATATTTTTAAAGGAACTACAGATGTCACATTTAAAGAGAAACTTCAAGGCGTATTAGATGCACTGAAAGACATTAAAGATAAAACATCAGAGTTGGATATTCCTACTAAAAAAGCAATGTATTCTTACACTAAAGGATTTTCTGATGTAAAAGAAGCGATAA